GGTTTGAGCCAAATGGTGAATTTGTTAGGCAGAGTTCTTAGTTTGGGCATATAACATACAGTAGCCTATAAAAACAACATACGACACTAGGGAATGCATAGCTGATGGCTAATAAACCGAACTGGGAAGAAGTACTCAAGTACCTCACGCCCAAGGAAACTCCCTTCTGCCCCGAAGAACCGTCACTAAACCAAAAAGTATTTTTGCGCACACACTCCCTTGAGGCACTATTCGGAGGTGCTGCTGGTGGAGGAAAATCTTCCGCCTTGTTGATGTCGGCCCTGCAATACGTGGATGTTCCTGGATATTCGGCCATTCTTTTCCGTAGAACCTTTGCTGACCTCTCCCTGCCCGGAGCCTTGATGGACCGATTTAAATCATGGATGTCTAACTACGATGACATTCACTGGAATAGCAATACATTTATTGCAACGTTCCCATCTGGTGCAAGAATATCCTTTGGTTACCTGAACAACGTAAATGACTATCTTCGTTATAAGGGTTCCGAATTCCAATTTATTGGCATGGATGAGGTCACCGAAATCAGGGAATCCGACTATCGCTACCTGTTCTCCCGTCTGCGTCGCCCTGCCAGTGGTCCAGTTTCTCAGATACCCCTGAGAATGAGGTGCGCCTCAAACCCTGCCCCCAATTGGGTTAGGCAGCGTTTCATAGTTGAAGGCACGCAGGAGGGGAGGATTTTCGTACCCTCAAAACTGACGGATAACCCAGGAATTGACGCTGTTTCCTACCGCCAGGCCCTGCAGGCTCTAGACCCAATCGAAAGACGCAGACTTGAGGAGGGTGACTGGTGGAGCACAACTCTCGGCTCCCTTTTCGATAGAACCTCATTCGTGATAATAGATTCAAACGAGCTACCGCCAATAACAAGCTCCGCCAGGGTCGTGAGATTTTGGGACCTTGCCGCATCGGAGCCAACGCCATCTAATCCAGACCCAGACTGGACCGTAGGGACGCTCATGCTTCTTGACGAGGGTATTTCCTACATCCTGGACGTCAGGAGAGCCCGCGTCAAAGGCGAGAAGGTTGAGCAGCTAATGGCGCAAACGGCACTAGAGGATGGTCATGGGGTTGCTATACGCATGGAACAGGAGCCCGGCTCTTCGGGCAAGGCTCTAGCCGACCAGTATGCAAGATACGTGCTTCCTGGTTACGATTTTTCGGCAATTCGGTCAACTGGAGATAAAGAAACAAGGGCGAGACCATTTGCGGCTGCCGTAGCTAACGGAAATGTGAGAATAGTCAGGGCTCCGTGGTTGTCGAGTTGGCTTGACGAGTTTTCGTCATTCCCAGAATCGTGCGACCATGATGACCAGGTCGACTCTGCTGTTGGGGCTTTTACATTTTTAACTGGTCTCGGGTTGCCACAGCGCAGAAGAGTTTCTATACTGCTGTAGAGATAGACCCACTACCACAAGGAATATTAAAATGAACAATGAGAAATTAGACCTTATTAAAAAGCTCGTTGCTGAGCTCGATTCAGAATTGATGGAATATACAGACTCTGGTCCAGACATGGTTGAGGCCTGTGAATTGCTGGCAGAATTGAATTTTTTAAAGCGCGACTTGGCGATGGTTTATGATTCTTACTCTTTTGCAATGGGTAGAATTATTGGCAATGAACAAGAAGTAAATCTTTCAAGTGGCGTAAAGATTGAAAAGACATCATCTTACGAACGCAAGGGCTGGAAGCACAAGGACCTTGGTTCTGCTGTTGCGGACAAATTGATAAAGATGTCTGTTGACATGGACACTGGCGAAGTGACAAAATCACCATATGACATTGCGCTGGATATGCTCACATATTGCGCTCCGTCCTACTGGAGAGTAAAAGAACTCAATAAAATCGGGATTAATCCAGACAATTATTGTGAGGTTGGCGACCTTAAGACAAGCATTATTGTACGCAAAGCAAAATAACAACTAGAACAAGGAGCAACCTAAACTATGGAACAGCAAATCAATAATGAACAAGCCATCATGCAGGCGTTGTATGCACCATTTCCAGAGGAGATGGAAAAAGTAATGACCCTCTCAGGCGTCAACTTGAAATTCATCCCAGTCAGCGAAGTAATCAATCGATTGAACAAAGTTCTTGGTGTTGATGGATGGTCGTTCGAAATCATCAGCTGCGATGAGGTATCAACAAATGTTGATGAACTCAGCGCTCATGTCAGCTTGACGGTTGATTTTGGGAATGGAAAGCGTGTAGTCAAACACGCCGTTGGCGGTGCAACCATCAAGCGCATAAAGTCAACTGGCAAGCCTCTTGACTACGGCAACTCAAGAAAGATGGCTGTTTCTGATGCTCTAAAAAAAGCAGCACAGCAACTTGGTGTTGGGTTGTACCTATCCCGTTCTGCGGATGCGATAGACGTTGAGGAAGCAATTGAGTCGGGACACGGTGGTCAGTATCAGCAGGAAGTGGTTGAGGCAGCACCCAAAACAGAACTTGAAGAAAAGTGGGAAACGTTTGTCGATATCACCAAGGGTTTGAGCAAGGAGCAAAAAACCCAACTTAACGACTTCTGGGCAACTCACAGCAATGGCAAGCCAAAGCCAACAAAGACAACGGCAACGTTGGACGAACTGCAAGCCCTCGTAGTAGAGGCATTGCGACTTCAGTTTGGTGGCAAATATGTCGACAACAAATAATTCAGGTGCAGGCCTAAAGGCGCCAGAGTTCCTTTCACCATCTTCAATTTCAACATTTAATCAATGTCCATTAAAATTTAAGTACAGCAAGATTGACAACATCAAAGACCCGAGTGGCAAGGAAGCACTTCTTGGAAACTTTGTTCACGACATTCTTGAGGAAATGTACAAACTTCCACCAGAGTTCAGAACGCAGCAACAGGCGAAAATAATCGCCAAGGAGCAGTGGGATACAAAGTGGGCTGTTCAAGTTCAGGAAATTGTCACCGATGAAAAGAACTTAAAATTGTTCAGATGGTCTGCATGGTGGTGTGTCGAAAATCTATGGCGTTTAGAAGACCCAGCACTAGTAACCCCACACAGTCTTGAATCGTTTGTTAGCGGAGGAATTGGTGGAGTCAAGATTCGTGGATTCATCGACAGGCTAACGCAGAACAAGTTCACTGGAGCGCCAAAGATTAGCGATTACAAAACTGGCAAGACGCCAAGAAAGATGGACCTTGAGGACAAGTTCTTTCAGTTGATTGTTTATTCTCAGCTCTTATCAAGTATCGGTATTGAGTCAGATGAATCCTCAGCAGAACTCCTGTACCTGAAAGATGGGGTTAGGTTTGAAATGCAAATAACCCCATCAGACGTAAGCAGGGTTGTTGAACAAATTCAAGAAACAAAATCAGGAATTGATGAGCGTTGTGTCTCTGGTGATTTTGAAGCAAAGAAATCTGTTCTGTGTGGATGGTGCGGGTACAAATCTTTTTGTCCAGCCTGGAATTAAGGAGAAGTAAATGATTATTAATGATGATGCTTTTGCGCGCATGGTGGCAGAAGAGGTAAAGAACAAGCTCTCTCCACTGCATAAAAAAGAATTAATGAAGCGAGAAAACTGGGAAAAATGGAGAGATGCACTATTAGCACTCTCGGAAAATCTTGGACGTCAAATTGAAGATATTGAATCTGATTCCAAATCAGACCTCTCTAGATACAGTGCTTTGGGTAGGGCTGGGACGAAGTTGGGCCGTGAAGCTGGCTCCTACTACGAGACGAAAGCGACAAGAATAAAAAGGTTTAAGTTTCACGTTGATAGACGCCTTGACGAGGTTGCTGTAATGATTTCAACTGGTCAGGAAATGCAAAACGATGGTTGGGAGCAGGTTGAATTCTTGAGGCGCGCAATAGCAAGGCATCGAGCAATGCTTCGTGATTTTGACCTAGAAGATACCTCGATAGACCGTTCGCTGTGGGATACTCTTGATAATAAGTGGACATTTGACGATATTGACGTCGATTCACTGTGATGTAAATCCATGATGCGCGAGGTGCCTAATGATTCGAAGAAACAAACCAATCAAGAGAAGTGGCCCTCCTAAAAAAAGAAGTGCAAAAACCGAAGAGATATATGTTGAACGACGTAAATTCGTTGAACGAATCTTGAGGGAAAGACCGGCATGTGAGGCATGTAAGGTTTTTGCATCACACGACGGAAAGTCAACATACAATCAACATCTGAGCAATGATGTGCATGAAATAATTAGACGCTCTCAGGGTGGCTCAATACTCGATGAGGAAAATGTACTTGCAGTTTGCAGGCTGTGCCATGTAAGAATCGGCAATTATCCACAGCTTGCTTTTGATTTGGGCCTAGCAAAGCACGGCTGGGAAAGATAATTTTTTATAGTTTTATAATTAACACTTTCAGTATTTAATACAGGTGTATCGTTGTAATTCTTAGGACCGTTATAGGCGCGAAAGTCGGGTGAGGAGACTCACTCGGCTTTTGCGTCTTTTGTTTTATTTAAACATTATTTAAAAGCTCTTCACTTATTGGTACATAACATAAGTGCTAACCTTTATTCGTCTAGCCGATATCTACCCTTCACGGAAGAAAGGCGGTGGTCCAAGAGTCGAGTGTTCCTACACGGCAATGATTCTGAGCCGCCGCAAACGGTTCGAATTCAACCCACCGAACTAGCTGGATGTTCGGTGGGTTTTTGCTTTTAGGTTAGTATGTCATCGTGATAAACGATTTTCTTGGACTAGACCTATCCCTAACGTCAACTGGGTATGCGTTTGGCGATGAATCAGGAGTTATCTCGTTTAACAAGTCTGGGCCGGAACGACTATGGCTAGTGAAAAGGGAAATAGAATCCCTAATCAATAAATATGACGCAAAGGCAGTCATGCTTGAGGGCTACTCATTTGCTTCACGCAGTGGTCAGGCTTTCTCTATTGGGGAGCTAGGAGGAGTGGTCCGCTTGCTGCTGTGGCAAATTGGAATCCCTTATGTGACAATACCTCCAACTTGCCGAGCAAAGTTTGCAACCGGAAAAGGAAACGCCTCAAAAAACGAAGTAATTTCATCCATATCCGCACGTACTGGAATTGTTTGGCAAAACCCAGGAGCCGACGACAGATGTGATGCGTGGATTCTGCAGGAGATGGGCTTGGCCCATATAGGTAAACCACGATTTAATTGGCCAGCACAGAACATGGATGCTTTAGCCAAGGTAGATTGGACACCAATTGAGGAACAAGGGGAATAATGAGAACATCACCCATAAGTCAGATAGAAATTGAACAAGAGCTGATAAGGCTAATAGACAGACTCGAAACAGAAACAGAAAAATTTGAGACCCTAGCGATAGATGCGGCGAAGAAAGACGCGCTCTACAAGTCGACATGGGCACGTGAATACCTATCCGCGAAAGGTTCAATCAAAGAACGCGAAGCTTGGGCAGACTACAAGATGGATGAGCAGAATTTTGACTACAGGTGCGCAGAAGCACTAGTTAAAACAAAGAGAGAATTACTTTTATCCCTAAGAACATCAATTGATGCAATGAGAACATTGAACGCAAACGTAAGGACACAGGTCTAATCATGACTGACAAAATACACGAATCACTAAGACAGCTTGCCGTTGATGTGAAAAATCTTATGCCGCTAGAGGGCAATCCACGAAAAGGAAACGTACAGTCAATCGTTGCTTCGTATAGAGAATTTGGACAGATAAAGCCAATTGTAATTAGGCCGAACAACGATGGAACGGCAACAGTTATTGCAGGCAATCACCAGCTAGAGGCAGCGAAGCTTCTTGGCTGGGACAAGATAGCGGCAGTCAGCTATGACGTTGATAACAAGAAAGCAATTGCATTTGCTATTGCGGACAACAGAACTATGGAGCTTGGATACACAGAGGCAGAACTACTGAGTGAGTTCATCCTTGAGATACACGAAGAATACCCAGAGCTTGTCGACAGTCTCGGGTGGGATGAATTTGAAATTGCAGAACTTGAGCAAACATCAATTAGGGAAGAATATCAGGTTATAGGTTCAGACAGATATGTCCCGCCAATTATTTTTTCCGATGAAGAAGAAGTTGAACAGGAAGAAGAACCGGTAAAGAAAAATACATCAGTCGACCTCAACACTGTATCAATAACAAAAGATAAAGATGGGAATCAACAAATAAACGTTCGTCCTGGGGTTGACCAAAACGATGCCGTCATCAGGGGTTCAACTACAGTCTCCCCTCGTTCGGCACCACAAGCCGTCGTTCAGTACACAATAGTTTTCGACAACACACAACAACAGGCCGATTGGTACACGTTCATAAAGTGGCTGCGTTCTGACGCAGGGCTTGAGGGTGACACTGTTGCGGAAAAGTTAATATCTTTTATTTCTGAGCACACACCGTGACAAGGCAACGCTTATTTCTCGACATGTCCTGCGTGGAGGCTGTACGAAAGTTTTTTAGCGGCATCACGGATTATCCGCATCAAGAATGGCGGTCCGATGACGACGATGAGGCAGGAATGGATATGGGTGAGCAAGATACAGATGAGTGGCATAATCCCTGGGCCCAACCTTTATGGGATGGTAAATCAAGTCCCTACACCGACGCTGAACTTGACGTAATAAGAGGGTTAGGCAAAGCAAGTGACTAGACAGCGGCTATTCCTTGACATGAATTGCGTAGAGGCTGCTCGGCAAAGAATTCGGCATGTTTACGACCAGTTTGACACTGTCTGCGTGCAGTTCTCTGGGGGAAAAGACTCAACTGCAGTTCTATATCTCGCAAAAGAAGTGCACGAAGAAAGAAATCTTGGGCCAGTAAAAGTGATTTTTAGAGACGAAGAAATGGTCAGTCCAAGCGTTGTCGAGTACGTTGAGAAAGTTCGCAATTACGACTGGGTTGACATGGAGTGGTACTGCCTCCCATACCCAGCGGAAATTTGGGTTCTTGGCTATCGTTTAACAACGGTTCTTTGGAGTCAGCAGCGTGGAGAACAGAATAGATGGCTAAGGGATATGCCAGAGTTTGCAATCAATGCAAATGATTTTGGTCTTTCTCACGATAGTTCACTGCCTGAGCAAACTGACTACTACACGATGCAAGGGAAGAAGGGTAACGTAGCATTCCTTACAGGTGTGCGTGCAAGTGAATCAATGGTTAGATACCGCTCCGTGGTGCAGAAACTGCATGAAAATTACATAAATACCCCGTACAAACTAAAAGCTGGGATACCGCTCAAATTCGCAAAAGTAATTTATGACTGGAACACCAACGACGTATTTAAGTTCATAATAGAAGAACACAATGCAGAATACTGTGAGTACTACGACTTGGCTGTAGCAACAGGGAGCAACACGAGAGTTGGTATACCGCTTCACGCAACAGCAATAAGAAGAATTGGTGACGTAATAGCAACTGAGCCAGAATTCTATGACAGGCTATGGGAGTGCTTTCCATTCATAGACGCACAAAGAAGATGGTGGCCAGAATTTGATAGCGAAAGCCTTATAGCCAGATATTCCGGGCGAGGATTTGATGGTGCTTCAGAATTCATCGATGAGTACCTGGTCGGTGATAGAAGAAAAATGGAAGCTCGCGTTTATGTATCCAAATTTAGAAAAAAACATCTTCAAGACCCATACGGGTACCCTGTAAGTTGGCTGATACGGAATCTGATGTTGAATGAAATAGATGTGAACTCACCAACTCCAGTAGGCCCAAAAACAAAAGCAAATGCGGTAAGAATTATTGAAAGAGAAGCAGAACTATGAGCAATATAAAAATTGAGTTAGTTACTAAGGGAGAATTACACGTACCTGAGTGGAAGTCAACCCACACTCTCAGACCTGAACTACTCGTCATCTCCTCTTCGCTTATGCAGCACGGATTCATTCAGCCACTTCACGCTCGAAGGGAGACTAAAGAAATAATTGATGGCTCCGAGAGATACAACCTATTTATGGAGATTGATGAAATTTCTGAAAATCACGGAGAGTTGATACCAGTAATATTTCATGATTGCGACAAAATGGAAGCAATGATGATGCACATGCAGCTCAATAGAGGCAAGTCGGTAATAGTCGCAGCAAAGATGTCGAAGATAATCAGGGAGATGAAAAGGTCGGGAAGGTATACAAATCAAGATTTTGACGACCTATTGTGCATGAAGTCTGATGAATTATCATTAATGCTTGACAGTAGCTTACTGAAAGTCAGAAAAATAAAAGAACACAACTATGCGCGAGCCTGGGTTCCAATTGAGGCACCATCGGGCAAAGAAGAGCTTTCTCGGTCTTTTTTTGAGTCTCCACCAAACCCGGATAGATAATAAATAGAACTTAAATAAATGGTGTCAAGTTTGACCATATAAACTCTGGTATATTTTTATGTCCAAGGAGTTTTATGCCAGGTGTACGCTACGGCCCAGATATTGCAGACGATGCTGCAGCCATCTATAAGGGAATCAAAGACCTTAATGATAAGGAACAAGCGCTCAAGCGCAAAGCTCAGGCTGCAAAAAAATCCGGTAAAGCCGTTAAATCTGCACAATTAAACAAAAAAGACCAAGCAAAGTATGAAAGGCTTGCAAAGTTGGCTTCGGATATTTTTGGTGTATCCAAGCGAGACTTGCAACGCGGAAAGTACGGCGACCTCTACAAAATGCAGAGATACTCGCAGCAGGGTGTTACTAGTCGTGGGGCCAAGTCAAAAGGCGCAAAATTTGCAAGAAATAAGCGGACTGGAAAAATTAAACGAAGCAGTGAGTTAAAAGAATACTCAAGACGCAGCGAAGGTAAATCCACACGCTCTCAAGATAGAAGCGGCGGAACAATGGAGTCATATCTTGGACTCACAAAACCAAAGGGGTATCGCGAGATTGAGGCCCGAGCACTTAAGCGAATGAAAAGGGGCGGAGTAAGAGTCGGTGCCACAAAAAAGAAAGTAAAAAACAGAGCAGGGTTGGATGCAATAGGAATTGCAAGAGTGACAAGAACTGGTGGTTTTACTAGCGGTCCAGCCGCCGGAAAGGGCAGACTCCCAAGCGCTCGCCCACCACTTGTTGGTTCCAGGGCAAGAAAGCCAAGAGCGGCAGCATCGTCAACAAGAGCCAGAGGTGCTCAAGCAGCGACCAAGAAAACCGTTAGAAGCGCAGGAAAGACAAAACCCGGCACCAGGAAGAAGAAGTAATTTTACTTTTCCTTATTCCCCATAAATAAATCTTCAAAGCCACCCAGGTCAATCTCTTTAGGGTCGTCCAAGTCGATAATGTCCTCGAAAAATCTATCTCCTTCTTCGGACACGTGTTCTTCCTGGATGAACTTTTTAACACTCTTAACTGGGTTGAAAACGGCATTAATCGTTCCATCTGGATTACGTCCAGTTATGGTCATTCCCGTAGCCCCCATAGCAACGTTCGCTATCACCCACATAAAGTACTGAAAATCATCTAGCGCTTCGTCGTCTTCTTCTAAATTTTCTTCATTTTCCTCAAAGAAGTAGAAAAGAACTTCGGTGACGTGATTCAGAATATTGACTACGTCTTCTTTGATTTCTGCTTTATTTGATTTGGCCATTCCCGTACAGTACCAGTACCCAGATGGTTGGTCAATCAATCATTGACCTTAAAAATAGGGAAAAAATGTTAAAATTATGGACTACAAAGAGTCCCAATAACTTTTGACCAGAGGATGACATGGCGCTTGTTTCGGTAAATGACCTCAAGGTCTATATGGATATATCCCTAACAAACCGCCAGATTGACGCGTGCGAGATGATACTCGCTGGCCTTCAGAGCGAGTTGGAGGCATTCCTTCGCAGACCCATAGAGCCACAAACCTTCATAGAGGAACATAGGCTCGACTCCCAGCACCACGGCGTCCCAATGACATCGTTCCTTTCGGTTAGCGACTACAACTACACAGATACCTTCGTGGACAATGTGGTGGACAGCACAACGTTTGCATCTCCACCCCCAGCCATATATCTCAAGAACACCCCAATTGTCTCTATAACCCAGGTAAAAGTGAAGCCAGTTTTTGGGACTGAAAGAATATTGCAACACGAACAGCACTATATTAAGAGAACTTATGGGATTGACTACTACTACGGATACCCAGATGACCTAGTAACAATCACCTACAGAGCAGGCCTTGATGGAGCGAGCATTCCGGTTTTCAAGTTAATGATTCTTCGCGCTGCAACAAGAGAAATGCAAAACATGCACGATGATGTTGTTGGCGTCAAAGACCTAAATCCACGTGGTGTTGCTCCAATCGAAACTGGTTTTCTTGACGCAGAACTTTCTACGTTAAGAAAATACAAAAGAACTCGGATATAAGTGTGGCAAGAATACGAGTAGTAACAAAAATTAAAGTCGACTCAGACGAAGCCAAAGAGCGCCTTGATGACATGCAGGACAGAACTAGGGATATGGGTCCTGTTCTTAGATGGGCAAAAAGAACATTAGAAGAAGCAACAAAAGAGAATTTTTTATCTCAAGGTGCTGTGTCGGCAAGGTCGATGCTTGGTGGAGCGTGGCCACCACTGTCTCCGGAATATGGAGCATGGAAGGCAACAAACTGGGCAACCCCATTGATGGTCAGAACTGGTGGATTGCTGTTTGACGCAACAAATCTTGATGTAGTTGGGGGCTCATCAAGCGACCAATCAATAACCCTTGCAGTTAATAATAGAATTGCAAAGTTTCATCAATATGGAACAGAGGACATGCCAGCTAGACCAATACTTTTTACACCGCGCGATTTTGATAGAGACCTTGGAAAAGTTGCTCGGAAGTACATTAAACATGGAAGCAAATTGACATGATAAGCCTAATGAATGGTGCGCATTTTGCAAAAAAATACGTTAACGATTATTTAAAAATTGACATTCCTACAAGGCTTGTTGATTATCAAAACGGATGGGCTATAGATAATCAGCAACTTCCAGAACCAGAGCAGTACATAATTCACGAACCGCTTGCTCTGGATAGGTGGCCTTCGATTATCACAACAGTTCTAACAACAAACGAATTAGAAAGAATTGGTTTTGATAACGGAGACCCACTATACAGAGTGAGCTATTCAATGCGAACATACGTGTGGGTCCGTACAGAAGGCTCTGAGGAATGCACCCTGATGAGGGACAGAATGACAACAGTTGTTCGTTCTGCACTTCTCGATTATCCATGTTTGAGGGCATATGACTCACGAACATCTTTCCGTGCATTGATAGACGAATCAACAATCCGTGAAGAGTTTTCCGACATAACATTGCTAAAAGGCGACAGGGTGATGGCTGGTGCCTATGTTTCTTATACTCTCCAGATAGACGAAGTTGTTATGAGAAAAGACCATGCAAGGGTTGAGGAAATAGAGTTTGATACCTCTTCGGTCGGTGCCGGTATTGACATGCCAAACCTAAATAACCCAGCACTGGATAACAGAATAACCCTTACCGGAACAAATAATGGGGTCACAATTACTGGCCCTGGTGTATGATTTATAAATGTTCTTCTTATTAAAGCCACTTGTTTGAGGTTGTAGTGATAGTTGCACAAAATAATCACTTTGCCTCTGTACAATTGACTCACATAAGGGAATCCAACCCTCAATGATAAGTAATAGGAAGGTCCTATGCCTGGCGTAGTTATATCAACTTCAGTAAGAACCGGTCCATCAACAGCGACGGTCCGTGAGTCATCACAGTTATTCGTCGTTGGTTTGGCCGACAGAGGTCCAAGCGATGAAGCAGTTTTGGTTCAGAGCATTGCAGAATTCGAGGCCATGTTCGGTGACTACCGTTCAGACTCATATCTCCACCCAACAGTAGAAACCTTCTTTGAGGAGGGTGGCACGCAGGCTTATGTTGCTCGCGTTGTTGGAGCTAGCGCAACAGTTGGATTGTTGGCACTACAGAACAGCTCAACAGCAAACTGCATCACACTCACCGCTAACGGCGCTGGAGCATGGAGCGCGGATGTCGATGCAGAAGTAACAACATCTGGTTCAACTGCAAAATTAAATCTCTACTATGATGATTCACTTGTTTATACAACAGGAAATTGTTCAACATCATCACAAATGGCTGGACGCATCAACTCAAGCTCAATAGCATCTCGTTATGTGACTGCATCAATTCAGTCAACAACAACACTCCCTCAAGCACTTGTAAAGACCGCTCTTGCAGCCGGAAATGCTTACGAAAGCCAAGTAACCTCGACTTACTATGTAAGTGCATTGACATTGTTCAATGATGCTCTTGGTACTGGTGCGGTTTCTTGCCCTGAAATTTCAAATGATGACGTAGCTGTTCGCAACGGATTAGTTGCACATGCCAATAACTACAGCAGAATCGCAATTCTTCACGGAGGAGCTGTGGACAGTGCTGCAACAATCAAGGCAACCGCGCTCGCCATTCAAGCTGAAGACAATGCAGAGCACGCAGCAATTTACTACCCTTGGGTTGCTGTTCCATCTGGAGTGGCTGGTGTGACAAGAACAATTCCACCAGATGGTTATGTTGCTGCAAAAAGAGCTGTTGCCCACAATCAGACTGGCCCACATTTGCCAGCAGCTGGTTTGATATCAACCGCAAAGTTCGTTACTGGAGCTGCTGTTG